TCCTCCTCTCCATCGAGCTCTTTCTTAAGTTTTCCCAGCTTCGAAAGGATGCTCCGCGGGAAGCTGACGCCTGCCTTGCTCAGGTTCTCGAGGCAACTGATCGCCTCCATCACGACAACATAGAGACTGATCCACGTGGCAAGACGGCAGTCTGCGATCACCGGCACGGCTTCCTGGGCCACGAAGCTTATGAGCACGATGAGGAGCTCTCCGCCCTTTCGGTACAGGCCCTTGCGCATTTTCGTCGAATCCCAGTTTCCATTGATCGAAGCCTGGATCCAACCTGTCACGATATCTGCGCCCGCTCCGATCATGGGAAGTAAAAATACCCAGTAGACATGCGAATACGTAATGTTTGAAAGTTCCATGTTTTCCTCCTTAAAAAAATGCATAAAATTAGCAGGACCGAAGTCCTGCCAGGGTTCTCTTTATTCAGGTACCGCGTAGATCATGTAATCAAACTGGTAGATCACTCCGGATGAGAGTCTGTTCGCCAGCTTGATGTATACGTTATGGTTCACGCTATTATAGTAGGCGTAATAGAAATCGCCGTCGTCCGAAGGCGTGCCGGAGGCGGACCCGTACCGCCTTGATACGAAGGGCACAATCCGGTATCCGGACTGGTAGGGGGAAGGCACGGTGCAGAGCGTCAGGTTCTTCGCGCTCGTCCCGGTGGTGACCGTGACCACACCAGATAGGATCATGGCCGGCTGGCGTACATACGTACCGTTCGCCAGCTCTTTCAGTTCCAGCTGATCGCTCTGCACAGCAGGACTCGATATCTGCTCGTCGACATGCAGCTTCGGAGTGATCGTTATCTTGTCCTGGTCTGAGGAGAGGACCGCGGAAGCCTGTGTACCATCTGCCGCCCTGTGCGTAAAGGCGATCGTCGAAAGTCCGTAGTATACCCTTCTGAGCCACTGCTCATATCCTTCGTCTGTCAGTGTCTCCTCAAAGGAGATGCCGTAATCCGCAGCAAGCCTGCTGACCCAGTGCCGGCTGTTCTCATCCCATTCAGCACCCAGTTCCGTTGCCCCTATCGTCCATCCACCGATCGTTCCGGCGATGGCCATGAGGCCTTCCCGGGTGAATTGCCCCACAAGGTTGCCGCTTGCATCGTAGACTTTCATCACACCGTTTGTGTTGTTACTTCCTCCAAGCGTGAGCGTGTCTCCCTTGATCCTTGCTGCTGACATTGTTCCTGTTGTCACCTTCCCCGCATCCAGGTTGGCAATCTTCGCGCTCTCAATCGTTCCATTTGCGATCTTCGCATTGGTGATAGAGAGATCGCTGATGGCGGCATTGCCAAACTGTTCTGCAACCCATGTAGTGCCGTTATACATGTACATCTTGTTCCCATCATTCGTGTCGAACCAGATGTCGTTGACCTTGTACGTACCTCCAGTCGGAGCAGATGCCTGATAGTAGACGGTGTTCTTGCCGTCTGCTGTGGACTGAGCCGCTGTTATGGCAGTACTCAGATCTGTCGTGTCGCTTACAACATACGGCATATAATCTCCGAGGTATCGACCCTCGTAGATGGAAATGCGAACTTCATAATCTACATAATCTTTCTTTCCGAAACGGAAGTTGATCTTGAACAGATAGTCAGGATTCTCCCCATGAGCACCGTCATCTTCGTATTTCGTAAATCGCTTATGATATACAACATCAGGATCCGGCGCCATGGGTCTAAGATTGAATGTACTATTCGTGCCCGACCCTTCCAGAAGTTCTTCGTATCCACCGCCCCAGAACTGATTGTTCGCTTCCTGCATTATGTAGAAATATGTATTGTTATTGCTGACATCTGAAAAAATGCTTTTATTGTTACGGACCTCATAAAGGATCGTATATAATCCTCCAGGCTTTATGGATGGACTTTTTCGTACTCTTACAGCATCTGTCACATAATTAGCCGATCCGGTATAGTTCCTGCCGTCGGCAACTACTCTGATCCAACCATCTTCTAACTGTTCCGTATTGAATATATACTGGCTGGAAACTGCTCCGTCTCCCAGAAACCCATTATTCCAATAATACGTATCATCAAAACTCCTCGATCCAAACGGGATCAGGTTGATACTATGTGTCGCCTTCTCTGCGATGGTCTCAGCATTCTCCGCCTTGTTATAGGCCACCTTCGCTGCCTCGTAGGAACTACTCAATGACACGTCACTGTAGAAAAAGCTGTCATCTGAGAATACAGTCAAATCAACAAAATACAGGCTATTGGTGCTCCCGGTCGTATACGTAGGTTCCGTTGTTACCCAGTTACCACCGGGAGGATTCGTGGTCGGCTTTGTTGGAGCCGCGGATGTCGAGCTCTGCAAGAGGTAGTATCTCGTCACGCTCTGCACATCCCGTATGCTCGAAAGCGTCATTTCTGCTCTTGCTTTTACTCCCATAGATCACCCCTCCAGCTGTGCTACATAGATTGCCCTGTTCGTCACATCTCCTGCATTGATCGTGAGCGTCGCTCCGGTCTCTACAGCGGTCGATCCGCCATCCTTATACCAATTGATCGTCCCAAGATCCGCGATCTGCGAAGAGGTGAGCTCCACCCCGGCTTTGTAGACATGGGCCGTAAGCGTGGTGGCAATGGCAGTGTTCTTAAAGATCGTGCCGTTGGAGCTCGTCACGACCATCGTGATCGCATCGTCCCCGGCATCCCCCTTGTCGCCTTTCTCTCCGGTCTGCCCCGTCAGAGCAAGAGACCAAGTGAACTTCTTTGTGAAGGACTTCCCATCCACCGTGATCGGCACGGTCAGGGTTCCGGACTTCGTTACGAGCTTATTGGTAACAGTGACGGTAAACTTCGCAGAAGTCGTACTGTTCGATGCGAGTGTTGTTGTAAGGCCCGTCACCTGGCCAGTGATCGTGCCAATGGTCGCAGCAACCTGTGTCGCTCCCTTATAGGCAATCACACCACACTCCGTGCTTCCGGCAATCGCTGCCGATGTGCCTGCAGCAAAGGTATGCGACTCATTTGTAAGCAGAACGGTATACGCATCCGCTCCCGCCGCTCCTGTCCCGCCAGTCTGGCCGGGATCTCCCTTCGCTCCATCCGAGACGATCGGAACAGTCTGTGTATCGAGGAGCGTTGTCGTTCCACCCGCAAGATACAGAGAGCATCTGAGGAGCTTCGCGTCGGAAGGCACATCCACACTCTTGCTGGACTCGTTTGCGGAAGATGTATAGGCATTGCTCCAGGACTCTCCATCCGCAGACTTCTCGACTTTGAACCGGCCTGCATAAGCAGCAGGGTTTCCTGTTCCTGAAGCCCTCGTTCCGGAAAGCGTGATCGATGCCGGGGAGAGCGTCCCATCCTCCGCCTTTACGACCGCCGCTGGCGAGACGTTCAGATGGTACTGATAGGCGGCCGTTCCGGTTGCCCCTTTGAAGGCAATCGAGTAAGAGAACCGTTTAACATAAGTAAGGTCTCCCACAGTTACTTCAATTTCAAAGGAACCAGCCGCAGCAAGGTCGGCTGCGAAGGTGACGGTGATCGTCGTGTTGGTCCCTAAGGTTCCGACCGTAGCAGAGACATGGGCCGGAAGGGTCCCGAGGGTCACGTTTGTTGGTATGATCGCCTCGTCTCCTCTTATCACATTTACAACGATCTCATAGGTCCGTGATGCATTGAGCTTATTCGTCGCCGTGGCACTCATGGAAATGGAATCCATGGACAGATAGACGGAGCAACCATCTGTCAAGTCCATCATCGTTATCTGATCGGCAGCTTTTACTCCCATTTTTTTCCTCCTTTTAATCCGCGATTAGGCTGCACCGGAAGGTGACCTTCACGTCTACATCCTCCGGTGACACAATAAAATCAAACCCGTCATTTAAGAGACGGGCATCAGTTGATACGATGGTTCCGTATACACTCTCGTCGTCGATCCGTTGCCATTCCCACTGCAGGTGGGCTGTGGGGCCAAAGGCTGCCTTGAGGGTCGAGCTGTCATCGATCTTTAAGGACCCATAGTAAATGGTCACATGCATGACCGTGGATACCTGGTTGTTCTTAAAGACCGTCCCCCGGCTGGAATCAATTCTCAAAAGAATGGCATCTTTCCCGTTTTTTGCTGCCTTGTCCCGCAGTTCGACGATCGCCTGGTGCATTGCAGCGATCTGCTCCGCGACAGAAGCGTCTATATCGGGATCCTCTTCCTCCCCACGGTCTGTGTGCAGACCGCCATGGATCTGGATGCTGTAGATCTTTGTGTTCCAGTCGGACGTCTTTGTCTCCCCGTCTTCCCCGAGCCGGACAAGGCATGCCGCCATCTGGAGTGGCCCTTCTTCTTCCAGATCCGCGGCCGTCAGATGCCAGTCAAAGAAATGAAAGAGCCCATTCGATTCTGCAAGGTCCGCTGTCGCGGAACGCACCTGCGATTCTCCTGGCCGGATATACATGACCCGCATGACGGCCCCGCTCTCAATCGCAAGATCCGTAAAGCCCACAGGCAGCGCAAGCCGCACCGTATCGACATTCACATCTTTTTCTACAAACGAGGTCCTGTCGTCTGGCGTTATGTCTCTCGTGACCTCGTTTATGTTTAACTGCATAACGCTCATACTTTATTCTCCTTTTGCCAATGCCTCGATCTTTGCCCTAAGCTGTGCCACCACAGACTCCAGGACGGCGATGCGTTCTGCATTGGTTGCCGCCTCCTGCGGATCTTCCTCCGCTTCCTCGTCTGCATGGAGCGTGGAGGCGATTTGGATATCTGTGATCACCGAGTTGAAATCAAAGAACTCCTCGCTCCCGTCCGGGTTGATCCGGATGATGCAGATGGCAAATTTCAAAGTGCCGTGGCTTGCCAGGTCGGCATCAGAAAGCTGCCAGTCATAATACAGATAGCCCTCATCCGCTCCTTCGTAGGCCGACTCAGGGATCGTGACCGCCCGGACCGTCTTGGCGCCAGGCCGGATATACATGACCCTTACCGCTGTCTGCTCATCCATGGGAAACTCCGCAAATCCGGAGGGAAGCATAAACCGTACGATGTCGATGGTGCGATCATGCTCCACGAATCGTACGGTGGGTGTCTCATTATAGAGGTCTCTTGTCGTTGTTTCGATTGTGAACAGAATAATACTCACGCCATCACCCCCAGTACCATACGATGTAGTTATACCGAAACCACCCGACGACCCGGTTCGCATTGACCCTGGCATGGATCCTTCGGTTGCTGTCAATGTAGGTGGAGATCATCTGGACCGAGTTGGTGTTATTGTCCCCATTTGTTGCTACGGCCACGATCTTGTTGATGTCATACTGGGCAGGTACGTTCCAGAGTGTGACATCATTGGCAGAGGATCCGTTGATGACAGAAGAGCCCATCCGGATTGCTCTCGGCATGCCAGCCAGCTTCTCTGTGATCTCCGTAAGCGGTGCAACAATGGAGAATAAAGGAGTCACCTTCGCATTGAGGCCAGTAAGCGAGATCTCATACATCGGAAAGTCTGCTTCTGTGTCTCCTGCATACGGGTTTCCCTGTGTATAAGTAGGTCTCGTTGGTGTCCCTGCTACTCCAGTTCCCTGCCGGACGACCCAGGACATGGACTCGATTCCTGTCCCGGAAGCCTTCTCATAATGGGCACAGACCAGATCGAGACGATTGAGATCCTGTTCCCCGGAGGGGATGGTCACATCATCATACAGCCCCGGAAGGATCCGGAACTCCACGCCTCCCATCACCGCGGTGCCATCCAGTATCCGCAGGTTGTTGGACGTCGTGAGGGACGCGGACATCTCCTTCCCGACTGCCAGCACACAGTCACCAGTGATGCCGGCATTGAAAGCCTGCTGATCATCCGAGGTGATATGCGCCTCTCCTCTATATCCTGTTACGATTTCCATGTTTACTTCGCCTCCTTCACGTGGTACTCGATCTTTAAGTCTCCATCTGAGTACCGCAGGATCTTCCGGTCGATCGGTGCTGAAGTCGTGATCCCGCTATCCAGATGGGAGCCTGTCACGATATCCCCGATATCCATCTCCACGTCCTGGATAGCATTGATCTGTAAAACACTGCCACCGGCAAGTTCCTTCAATTTTTCTGTTCCTGCTTTCTTTAATTCTTCCAGGCTCTCTGCATTTCCGTAGTCAAATGTTGCCGTACGTTCCCACAGTCCTCTAAAATATTGAGATTCAGATATCTTTCCTGCCTGGTCTATAAACAAATCTACTTTTTGTCTGTCTTTCAGTTCCCCTTTTCCGAGGCAGATCAAGTGGTTGATGCCCATGCGATTCTCTGTAAACTGGAGCTGCAACCGGCTGTCTTCGTTATAGGATCCGGAGACCGTGATGATTGGCTCGGCACTAAGGATCACGTGGACGGTGTCCGACTTCTTTGCCCGGATCACCAGCTTAAAGCCATTCTCTAAGCAAAGATCCGTGAGGGCCTTCAGATAGGTGCAATACCGCTCAGCCTGGAAGGAAACGGAGAAGCCCGCATCCCATTCCGGAACATCAAAAAGAGACCCAAACCGGGTCCCTACAATCCTCCGCATGACCGCATGCAGGTCCCCGGAGTCCGTATAATAATCCGCCCCAGAAGGCGGCGAAAGGACTGCCTGAGAAAGCAGCCCTCTCCATGTCCATCCCTCGTAGGTGATGGAGTCGACATCTGTCTGTGTTTTGATCCGCTCAATAAATCCGCCATACTCCGTTCCTGGGATGTATACGCCACCGTTTAGTGGATCGTATCCGGTGATTTCAAAAGTATTGGAGGCATTCCCTTCCCCGACTTCACACTCGAAGGTCGTCGGATCCAGGATCCCGTACTCTCGTAGATTGTTCCCAATCAGGATGAGCTCCATGATGGTTCACTCCTTTCTATGTAAAGAGTCAGATCGACACCGTACTCCTGAGAATAGACAATGGTTGGATTTCCTCCCGGGATTGGCTGGAGAATCGGATAATCCGGGTCCCTGTCATTAAAGACGTTTTGGACTTCCCCCGCGGCAGACCGCAGGTAAACCTGCCAGCCCAGCGGAGTATCCGCCCTGCTGTCAATGACCAAATGCCCGCCTGCTTCCACCGTCACATTGACCGCATAGGTATTACCTCCGATGGTAATGGACGGATGCACACAGGGTCCATAGATGATCATCTGAAAGGGAGATTCTGCGTAATGCCCGGTCTCGATGATATTGACTGCCCGTGGTTTAAATGCAAAATCGTAGGCTTGATCATAGGCAAAGTCCAGGAACGGATACGAATCATCCCTCTCAATAGGTCTCCAGGAGAAGGTCCGCTCCTTTGTCCAGAAGGGATACGGACAATAAATGGTCACATCGTTGCAAGTCCAGACCTTCCCTTCACTCGGATACGTCGAGGAGGCGGTAATGAAGCATGCGATGTAGCTGTCCTTCCAATGGAGCTTCCCAGGCCTCTTCGTTACGATATCTCGCTCAAAGTCATCATGCAGAGCCTCAATGCGCTGCGCCCGGTCCGTCCCTGTAAGATAAAGAGTTGTCTGATACTCTTGCGCATCCTTGGTAAAACGACTGACCTTCTCACCATACCGTCTGGCCGCTGTATCCCGCATCCAGCTGTAGCTGTGGAAGTTGGCCTCTTTGATCCTGAGGGTGTCTGCCATCAGGTCGTAGCGCTTTCCGGAAGAAGCCTCATATATAATCTCAATCATTCAAAAACCACCCCCAGATCTTTCATGGCCCTTGTTACTGCCCGGTTATTTAAAGTGATCGTTGCATCCGACGCGCCTTCCCGAACTGCATGATAGATATCTTCAGCAGACAGAGTGGATCCGGTTTCGTGCATCCTGGCAACTGCGTTCACCAGCGCATCCATATGGGAGCCAACCACTTGATCGATCATCGAGTAGAGATGTGCTTCCCCGCTCACCACCTCATTCCCTGCTTCTCCTCCGCCTAGAA